CGATCAAGCTCCCAATGATCGAGCATTCATCGAGCTACTTTCAACACTCACGCTTACTGAAATTGCATTTGCGACAAGCTGCGACAAGATTGTCATCGATGTCCAGTCCACCCTTTGCCACTGGGATGATGTGATCGACAGTATCGGCATCCATGCCGCACCAATAGCACTCACGCCCATCTCTTATGAGTATCCTCAATCGGATCTTCTTCCACTGTGCGCTGTTGCTCTTACGCTGTGAGTGTAGGCTCATTTAGAACCAGCCCTTACGCTCATGAAATGCCCATGCCTTGCATGGCGTTTGGTAACGGATTGTGATGTATTTGATTGTCTGATCAATCTGACGATATGGATCAAGATTGCGATACCACTGGGATCTCATCTGACCTAGCCCAAAGTGCGAGCCATTGCGAGCTTGTGGATTCCATCGAGATTCTTTGTGAATGATCTTGGCAAAGCAATTGAATTGCTTCCAATCAATAATCCTTGAATGAGCATAGTGACGATATTGATCTGCATGTGTTGCAGCTTGTACGGGTTGCATCTGTAAGACAATCGAGCCTACAAATAGGCAAAGAGCTCCCCTAGCCGCCTGTCTCCTTAGCGAGCTACACGGCTTCAGCCGCTCGCTTGCAGAGCAGGACGGTAGCAGGCGTGTCAAATAGGTTGCAAGAATGTGGATAAGTTGAGCGCGTCTCCTGCGTGTCGTCCACAGGTTATCCACAGGCTTCATTTATCGCCACCCCAGCCACGACCCTTGAAATGCACCGGATTGGCACTGTAAATCCTAGCCATTGGGATTGTGCATCCATCGCAATATGGCACTCGATTGAGCGAATCAGTCATTGATCTTTTGACTGTCTTAGTGTTGCCGCATACTTCGCAGCGATAGTCATACTCCGCCATGTGCATCGCTCCTAGCCATGACGCCCATGACGCCACATCCCAAGCATTGCACAAGCACCATGCCATCACCAAGCTTCACTTCGTCCATCTTGACGCCATGATTGGTGATCTTCTTTTCGACCCTACATTGAAAGCGCAGCATCTCCATGACTGGATCTCCTTAAATTCTCGATGGGATGTAAATTGTATTGCTCGACCCAAAATGATGGATTGTCTCGACGCTTCCAGCGTTTATCTTTGGCGATCGATACCGGTATCCATCCTCGAATCTCATAGACAGGCGACTTGCCCGTGACAAGTACAGCGATGTCAGAATTGCGATCAGTCTCGCCAATGATCAATGCTCCCGTGTCGTACTTTGTCCACTTGACCTCGATGCGCGATCCGACATCAGCTTGTGTCTTGAATGTGTTCACAGTCGGCTTGAAATCCTTGTTCCCAAAGTATCGAGCCACCACAATCTCAGCGCAGATTGATTCGGCCAATTGGCAGACATATTCATGGAATGACAGATTCTTGTCGTACCTCGATGAATGATCTGGACGGCCATTGATCTCTCGAATGCGTAGCAAAGCAATCTCGATCGATTCCATCATGTCATCGAATGACACTTTCATCTTCATTTACACAGCTCGCAATACCACAGCTCAGGCGACCCCATGACTGTGTCATATCGACCGCCATCAAATCGCTTAAACATCTCGCATCGATCGCACCATTCAATCTTTGGTGGATCGACTTGATCTTTGGTGACTGTGCCATCTTGCATAAATCGTGTGCGCTCGCCAGTGGCGATCTTAATCATCTCCATGTCAGCCATCAGCTTTGCACCTTCCATTTGCCATCTGCGCCCAGTGTGTACCAAATCGCCGGACATTGATTGGCCTTGACCTTTTCTGGGCAGACATGTCCTCGATAATCTTTGCCCGTTTTTGGGCTCGATCCTGATTTGAGAATCATGTGACCATGCTTGCACTGTGGAGCTTCTGCGATGAGCTCTCCACCAAGCTGATTGACGATTTCAGCGATGCCTGTTGCAGCTGTGGCAAATCCATCCTCAGCAAATGGCTTTGACCACGGATCTTCCTCGATCTTGTCCACAAATGCCTTTGGCATCGTTTCGACTTGCTCCATGTTTTGCTTTGTCGGCCTTGTCTCAGATCCAAGCAACAGACCAGCACAGCGTCCAATTGCGGATGTGACGGTATCTTCGACGAACCATCGCTTCATGCTGGGATTGTAAGATTCAACGCGTCCGAAAGCGTAATCAATCGCGCTCGGCTTCTGATCCTCATATTCACGATAGATGCGACATTCCACAAGGATGTACCCTGCAGCTGCATTGAAATCGATGATCGATGTCTCCACGCGATTTGACGGGAATGTGCTGTGCAGTCTTTTGATGCGTGCAGCCACATCCTCATATCCATCCAAGAATCCGGCCATTATCGCTGACGCTCAATCTGCTTACCGATAAAGATTCCAGATTCGCGACCTTGTTCGTAGCCTACTGATTTGCCATCTCGGTATCCCATTGAATAAAAGATTGTGGCGCAGGCTAGTTGGAAAAGTAATCCAAAGCCGATGATTTGTTCAATTGACATTTATTGCTCCCGTTTCTGTTAGGGGAGCAAGCCCTGCATTTCGCCTGACCCGTGGCAAGGCTCGCTCCCATGTAAGAGCATGAACCAATCGGCTGACAAGGTCAAGAATCCTGCGTGTTTTTCGGCGTGTCATCCATAGATTTTGGCTTGTCTTTCAATCCATTTGATGCCAGCACTGATCCCAATGCCCCAGTCAAGAAAATTGTGAGTGTTGAAAGTAGCTCGATGAATGCTCGATCATTGGGAGCTTGATCGCCAAGTGGCTGAGTCACAAAGATCAGCGCATAAAGCATCCCAGCGACAGAAAATGCAAATGTGAGAGCTAGACAGATCCCAATGAATACGATGAGTCGAGCTTTAAGCTGCTCATTGGTCAGTCTGCGTTGATGTGATGGCACGCGGATCCTCTCCAAATATGTCCTCAGTACAGACTCCCGTAGCCTTACATTGTGGCGGATTGCACTCAGGCTTTTCCCAGTTCTCAAATTTTTGGCACTCATATCGTGTCCATCCTTGATAAGCACATGACGACAGCCCTAGCGAAAGCGATAACCCTAGAGCTGCCGTCAGTACCTTCCGAGTCACTTCCCCAATAACCCGAAAGCCTGATCCTTTGGATTTAACCATCGCAGGATTACCGGTGCGACAGCGGCTGCGCCAGCCATCGCCAATGTCTTTGGATCTGTCTCGCCTGCCATGTAAAGTGCAAGCGAAGCGGCCATGAATGACCGAGCCCAGCTTGCTGCCATTGCTTTTACTTGCTCCATTTTTTCTCCTTCTTTGGCTTTTCGGCCTTTGTTGGTGATGGCTTTTCTACCTTTGGAAATTCGCCTTTATATGGCACATATTTCGGACGGCCAAATCCGACAACCTCTTTGCCGATTGTGCGCTGCTTGACCATGACCATGCCGCCATTGCGCTGATCGCCTGTGCCTGATGTGTTGCCTTCGATGCAAATCACTGTCTTGCCATCGATGCCGACGACGATGCCGATGTGACTGATGCGATCGACTCCGTCATGTGGAAAGTCCATGAATGCAAGATCGCCAATGGCAGGCACTTCATGCCATCGGCCAATCTCCTTGAACTTATGAGCTCCGACAGCTGTGCTGACGACTGAATGAACCTTGACGCCAGCTTGTGCCAGTACCCAATTGCAGAAAGATCCGCACCACGGCAATCCGTTGGCCTTTGTAAATTCGCCGTATTTGGTGATGTTCTCTGGTGTCTCTACATAACCGATCTCGCCCATAGCGATCTCGATTGCATGTGGAGCTGATCCGACTGGATAACTCACAAAAGTGCTGCCAATTCATCAGGTGTCAAGCCTAACTTTGCCAAGACAGCGGCCTTTGCCAATGCTTTCTCAGCGATCTCAGCTTCTTCAATTGCTTTTGCCGCCTGTGCTTCAGCTTGTGCTGATTTGATATAGGCAATCTCTTCGGCTGTTGCTTCTCTTTGCTTACTTTCGCCATCTTCGATGTATGTGATGATCATTTGCATCCCCTAACTGTTCTTAATTCCGAAGATTGAAATTGTGCCAGTGACTGTTCCTGCTCCTGGAAAAAGCGTTAAACCTGTAAAAGAGGTGGCAGCGTTAAAACCTGTATCTACAAAGTTTTGCTCAATGCCAGTAGTTGAATTAACTGATGTCCGCGCTTGACTATGTTTTGTTTGTGTCAAAAACGGCGCAATAAAATGACCAGTAATAGACATTCTTGAACCTGTCACTCTTGTCGGCGATAATCTACCCATAGTTTGGCTAGTTGCTCGTCCAGCAATAACGCTTGTATTGGCTGTATCATAAAACTGCAAATTGTAGTTTGAGGTTGAATTATCCGCACCGCTTACTCGATAACGATAATTTAAATCATTGTTATCTGTTGATGTGTAATTACCTACCAGAAAATAATTTTCATAAGTTGTTGAGAAAATGTTGCTCAAATCAATTGATGAGCTTGCAGAAAATGTCACTGTTGTGATGTGTGCAAATGAACCGCCGCCAGTTGCAGGCGTTGCCCATTTCATGCCAGTTGTTTCAGCACTGTCTGCTGTCAAAATTTGACCATTTGTGCCAATTGCTAGACGCCCGATTGTGTTGTCAGCTGTGCCAGCCAGCAAATCACCCTTTGCATCGATGTTGCTAATGCTCGGTGTTGTCAAGACTGGCGATGTCAGCGTCTTGTTGGTGAGTGTCTGTGTGCCTGTCAATGTTGTCACTGTGGAATCAATAGCCAAGCTCACCGCGCCTGATGTGCCGCCGCCAGTGAGACCAGTGCCAGCTGTGACCGCTGTGATGTCACCGATGTCATTGGTTATCCATGTGTAATCGAGATCAGTATTCGATGCTTTTGCGAGAATCTGACCGGATGTGCCACCTTTAAGATCGACGAATGATGTGTCAATGGAATTGCCCAGTGTACGCATTGCCGCTGCGCCATCCTTGACCAGATCCGTATCGTCTGGCGTTTCCCAGCCAAAGTTTGTTGTCGTTGCCATTTATGCCACCGCTCCTGTTGCCTTTTCCCATGTGAGTGTATTGCTCAGTGTGTTCCACTGTTCTGCTGCATTCACTTGCTCCCAGTTTATCGCGACAAGTGAAAATTCGATTGGAGACATGTTTATAGTCAAAAGAATTGAATTGAGCGAGACGCTCCATGTAAAGCCTTCGACAAATCCTTGAAATTGACCGCCAGATATATTCAGCGGCAGATCAGTGAGGCTGATCGGCATCCCCATGAATATGCCCAAAAGCGCATCACGCTGCTCATCGGTAATTTCTGGCGATGTGATTGGGAATGTGATCGACTCAAATTTGGCTCTTGGGTAGGATCTCAAAGCAAGATATCGATTGGCTTGGGATGTCGCATCCGCGTGATCGTGCAATGTTGTCGTGATCGATTGACCTAGCTTGCCAAATAGTGCAATCGATTCAAGATCCTCGACTTCTTCAGTGCCTGCTCGCCATTTCAGAGCCACGACATTTCGGACATCGCCAGATTGAGTAACTGTACGAATACCAGCTGCAAGACCCTGATTTGCTGAAATTGTCGTGTAGCCGTTATTGGCCAAATAATCCTGTCGATGCGTGGCTCCGGCATAATTGATCAGGCCATCGGATGATTCGTACAGGTAGCCAAAGCCCGATGTGGCCAAAGCTGACGCGAGCGAATAGACATCAGTGACTTCGGATGTGCGAGCTTGGAGCTCATAAATTCCAGAATCGATCTCGCCCAGTCCGGTATTTTCTGCATTGAGCCAAGTTGTCGTCGCAGGATATGTCGCCCATGTATAAGCTGGCGGCACTTCGAGCCAATTATTGACAAGCAAATCTTCCAAAATCACAGCAATCTGATCTCCATCAAGATCCTTTGCCAATACGCCATCAGTCAATGCCTTTGGCAGTCTTGACAAGGCTCCGAGAGCTGTCAGTGATGCAGCTGTGGCCATTCCCGATGCACCAGCCGATACCACTTCGAGCGTCACATCTGTGATGTTGCCACCAAAGATTGTGCGATATGTGCCTGTGGAATCTTTCAGCTGTAGCGTCAAGCCTTGATTGACCTGAAATTGGAATACAGAATTGTCAAGATTGATGACAGTCAGTGAGCAATATCCAGCGACTGGCTGAGAATAAATGTCGGTACGACCTGATGTGATCTGCACGCCTGAAAGAATCACATTGGTGTATATCGTGCCACCTATCGTGACGCGCCATTCGGGATTGAAATTGCTCATGAATAGCTGAACTGTCCTGCGCCCAATGTGCCGCGTGAGGTTGATCTATTGAGTACATCGATGATGGTGCGCGCTGTACCTTCGGCATCGATCGCGCCATTGACTGTCAGATTGATGGTATTGCCTCGACCGCCAGCACCACCATTTGGGATGATCTTGCCTGATGTATTTGGCACGAATAATTCTGGGCCGCGCTCGCCTACGACATAAGATGTACCGCGTGAGACTGGGCCACCATTGGCTCGACCACCGCCAAAGATATTGTCGATCGCGCCGCCGATTGCTTGTGTCACGGGATTGTTCTTGATGAAATTGACAATGTTTTTGATTGCATTGAATGCGTTATTGACCACATTGACAAGATTTGAGAATAGACCGATTACAAAGCTGATGGCAGTGCCAAGTGTGTCAAATGCTTTGCCGAGGATCGTGCCGATTACCGGAGCAACGACATCTCGGATGACTTTGGCAATTGTTTCCAATAAAGCCTTGAGTGGCTTCAATTTGGTCTCATTTTCAGCAATTTTGGCTGCAACCTTTTCAAATGCAGATCGGAGACCATCGATGATTGGTGTGAGCACACTTCCGATGGCTGGGATGACATATTCGGTGATGAAAGACCAAATGGCTGTGAATGTAGGGATCACATAATTCTGAATGTAATCTCGCAAAGTGATAAAGATTGGCGTGAGCTTTGGCCCGAGCTCCTCAGCCAATTTCTGCACAGCTGGGATGACTGTATTGACAAAGCCTGAGACCATCGGTGTGATGGCATCGAGCACGAAAGATCCGACAGTCTCTTTGCCTTCATCGAATGCGACTTGGAGCCGCTGCATCTTGCCTTGAAATGTGTCGGCTTGCTGTGACGCTTGGCCACCAAATGTGGCAGCGAGTTGAGCTGTGATTTCGTCCATCGACATCGTTTTGAGCTGCGCGGCAGTAAGTCCGACGCCTAATTTGGCCAGCGATCCGGCATTGCCTTCGGCGGCCTTGCTCATGGCATTTGTTACAGCTTCAAGTGACTTGCCAGATCCAGCGGCGACATCGATGGCGACGGCCTGCAATTTGAGAGCTTCATCCGCGTCTTTTGTAGCGCGTACAAATCGTTCAAAGCTTGGACGCAATTCATCATCAGTCAGACCAGTCAGCAAGGATGTCTTTGTGATCTGTGATTCAACGGCAGCAATTTGCTTTGTTGTCGCGCCCGTTACATTCTCAAGAGTAGTTGCGAGCTTGGCCTGTGCAGCTTCATCAGCAATCGCAGACTTGACGCCATCGACCAGCAATTTGCCAGCGTAGGCAGCGGCAGCGACGCCAGCTGCAGCAAATGCCGCGCCTGCCATCTTGCCAAATTTTGCAACCCTGTCGCCAAAGCCCTGCACTTCATTGGATGCACCATTGACGCCTTTGCGTAAGCCATCGAGATCGGCGTCAAAAGTTATCTTGACCTTTGGAATCGCCATCAGTCCATCCCTGCCTTCTTCACTACATCCTGCACCATCTGTGCATATTCTCTAGCAATAATAGGCAAATAATAATCCATTGCAGGATTGATCCAGTATCCCGACTTGTTGTATGGAGCCTTGAATCTGTCTGAGTAAGCACGACCACGACGATCGACGCCACGATGTGATCCGTATTCAGATCCCCAAAGCAATGCGCCTGCAACCGCTTGACCTTGCTTGACGACTTTGCCGCCTGCACGCTTTTCGCCGCCATATTTGCGGCCGACTTTCTTTGTGCCACCGACATCGACGCGGATCAATCGATCACGCTTTGGTGCAAGTGATTCAGCAACCTTGACCGCTACTGGCGTCCTCGATGCTTGTGCGAACATAAGCAATTGTCCGGCGAATCTTTGTGACAGTGGCAGTGCTCGATCTCGGATCTCTTGCTGAGATTCGGCAGGCAATGAGCCGAGCAATCTGATCAGATTTCGGAATTCGACAGGCTCGACCGTGATGGCCATCGTTCCTTTGCCTGCTTTAGCCATTCCGCTTCTCCAGAATCTCGATCGCTGTGTATATCTGCTCCGCCGTTTGCCATTCACTCATCGGGATTTGCGTGGCAATTGCCAGCTCCACGATGGTGCGATTTAGGCTTCCGACGGCGTAGCTTTTGGGTTTTCAGGCTCCTCAGTCGTAATGTCCGAGACTGTCTCGATCCATGCTTCATAAGGCTTGACAGGCTTGCCAGCTGCTTCACGCTTCATAGCGTGATATGCCAAGAAAAGTAGATCAGAAATCCCAATCTTGTCTGCAGCTTGTGTGATGGTGTGGCCTGTCTTGTTTTCCCATTTGCACCACTCAGGCGGAGCTGCCACATATGTGGCAACCTCGCCCGATGTGTATTCAATTGTGATTTTTGTTTTCATGCTCCCGATCTCCTTTTTAGCTAAATGTCTCGGTAGGTGTACCGACTACTTGAAATGATAGTGACACAGTCTGTGCATCCGGTGCTGAACCGCCGACGGATGGGAATACTGGCAAAACATTGCAAGCAAATACGGCTCCAGTTGCAGCTGTTAATGATGCTGCCAAAGTGGTATTTGGTGCAGACTCACACGCAGTCCAAAGTGATTCGCACAGTGATCCTGTTGCGCCCCAGTCAGCAAGCATTTCGATTTCCAGAGTCCAGGAATCGTCGATTGCTTTGTATGCGCGGCCATCAAGTGTTTGATATGTCTCGATGGTGTGCTCATTTGTCAGTGTGACTGATGTTGCTTGTGCGTCGTAATTTACGGTAGCGATCGTCAATACTAGATCGCGTCCGGTGATGACGGTCGTTGGCATAATTACTCCTAGTTAGTTTGTGTGTATTGGGTTGATATTTCAATCTCACACGCGAGAATGTCGGATGCTCCGATTGAAATTGGCGTTGGATTAGACACAGAGCCGACTGTGTAACCTGACGGAATAACCGCCAGAATGCTCATGACTAGCTGCTCGATGTTGTCGAGCGCGGCGGCATTTGAGTACA